GTTGAGTTCCTGTTATTTTAACTCTCTTATCCTTCCTGTCTTCTATCTCTTTTTCTTTTAAGCTTTCAGACTCTAATCTAGCTTGAGCTAGTTGCATATTAAAATTAAACTCGGTAGCCATCAACTCTCTTTTTATTTGAGCTTCTGTCTGCATTCTCTGTATTTCAAATTGAGATTTAGCCTGCTCTATACTTACCTTTTCAGCAGTTAGGGCCTGTTGTTTTTGCACTTCAAACATTGCTGATTTTTCAGCTAACCCAGCATTTGCTTCTGCTTGTGCTTGAATATTAGCTTGCTTTGCTTGTTGCTCGGCAGCTTGTTTTTTCTTTCTTCTGTTTTTTAGCATCTCATTTGCTAACTGAAGATTTTTGACTTGCCTTATGTCTATAGCGTCCTCTAGGTCTATACCACCTGACTGCAATGCAACCTGTATGTTTTGCTCTAGCTGTGCCTTTATCTCATCGTCTGGCTCTAACTCTAAGAATATACCAAAGTCATGTAAGTTTAATTGGCTTACTTCAGCTAAAGTTGCAACATTAAATTTAGTTAAGCTATTTTCTAGCGAATTTGCTGTCAAAGCGAACTCCAAAGAATCCGCAACCCTCATAGAGATGTTTTCGCATATCCTAAGCGATATATAACAGCTAGCCTGTAGTATGTGTCTAGTTGCAACATTAGAAGCGTTAGCGGCCATCTTTTGCAATCCTACTAAAGCATCCTTAGATGGACTAGAACCATCTCTCGCTTCATTAAGTCCGGTTACATCTCTTATCATTTGTAAGTAGTATTGATAGGTCTGTATTAAAGACTGTATCTTAGCCCCTCCACTTGATGTTTGCAGTTCTTGAATTGGAACTTTTGCCCTATTCATTTCACCATCCTGTGTCATTGACCTACCTAATACACTACCAGTTTGAAAGTACATATTAAGTGCCTCTGCCGGATTGTAGTTTGTTCCGTTACCTAGATCAACCTCTGCTAATCCATCTACATCTAAGAAGACTCCGTCAGGAACCATCCTTGACATTACCTGTTGTAACTTAAGGTGTGTGAGCTGAATCATATCAGCAAACCCAGTAATCTTGCTTACTATAGATTCTATTCTTCCTTGATACATTCTAGGAGCACAAATAACGTAGTTCATTTCTACCTTAGTTGTATCCGCAAATGGCCTGGTCATATTCTTAGAGAGTTCCCATTGTAGCATTGTATTAGTACCCAATACCTTAGCTCCAGTATATAGTACCTCTATACTTCTTGATACCTTTTTAAACGTGTCATTTTCAGGAGGATTGAAATCATCCGTCTTTTGTATTGATTTTTCTAATCCGTTAGGGCCTTGCTTTATTTTAAATACTTGATTATTATAAGTCTTATACTCAAAGAATAAAACTTGAACGGTATTTTTATCGTAAGCATTCCAGCCAGTAATATATTCTCTATTACCAGGCATTTTTTCTATTTTCTCTAATTCCTGTTTTGAAATATTAGGGAATTGTTTCTTTAGTTCAGGTATCGTAAGAGCCTTTACTTCTCCTACATAATATATATCTTCAAAGTTAGGATCGTCTGTATATGAATAAATTAAACGAGCAGGGTCGCAGTAGTCAAGAACTACACCTTCAGATTTATTCCAAGTAGTTTTAGCGGCCCCAATACCTAGCACAGCTAAATCATAGTTAAATCTTTTCTTTACTTCACTAAACTTATTCTTAGCTAAAACCTGATTTATAACTTCCTCTTCGGCTATCTCGATAGATTGCTTATAATCAAGTTGCATGTGAAGTGATAGCTCTTCTTCTGACTGTGGTAAGTTTTCTGGGTTTTCAGTATTAAATGTATTTACTCCGATTGCAGCATTAAGTTGTTCAATTTCAGCTTTAGCTATCATATCCTGCATAATAGCTTCAGCATACTCAGTCCTTTTTCTTATAGCTTCAGGGTCTTGAGCATACGCCTTTATTTCAAATTCCTTTTCGGTAATGCCGTTAACAACGATATCTACAAATTTAGATATAACTGGAACAGGCTGCCAATCTAAATTCAAATAAGATAGGTCACCATTTATCGCTAGCTCATCTTTATATTTCTGTACTGGTTGTTCTCCTCGTGCGTAAAGTCTTAACGTGTGGTAATGATTATAGTTTTGTGAGAATCTATTCCCCATTCCACCTTGTCTAAACCACTCCGACTCTACAGCTCGCCCAACCTGCACGCCATATTCAAAGCTTGATTTTTCAGCGTCACTAACTACTTGGCTAGGAAATACACTATTTGGGTTTGTGCCTACGTTCATTTATTTATTATTTTTGAAAATTCTCCGGTATTATCGTATCTCTTAAATCCTAGATTTATATTTTTTCTTGTTACCTTATTTATCGGTGCGTATCTATTTCTATTACAAGCCATTATCGCTAATCCAGAACTTATCGAAGCATCGTGACTGGTTCTGTTATTAATATTAAACCTAGCCCAATCCTCTAAAGTCCTTTGGAAGTATACGTCCCCCATTTCATCATCACCTAGTATTCCAACTAATTCCTCAATATATGTTTCTATTGCGGCAGCGTGTGCTTGCTTTATATCTTCACTAGAGTTTGGTATTCCTCCAATCTCCCTTTCCGTTACAGATAACTTATTCGCTAACTTGTCTGGTCTATTCATAGAATATCCCCTATAACCTCTTCTCTTAAAGTGATATAACAGTCTAGGCTTATTATTCTCTGCGAGTATTGGCATACCATAAAAAATACAAGCCATTAATACATCCTCAAAAAATATCTCAGCAGTCTGAGGTCTAGCTATATATTCTAAAAAGAAATGATTAGAAGGTGCGTCCTCCATACTAAACTTTGTTAACCCGTGTAAAGAACCATTAGAACCTCTACTATCTACTGTTCCTGATATATCATAACTATCACAACCAAATGCACCTAAATGCTCATTACCTGGATAGTTACCCCCATTCTTTACTATAACTCTATTCTGTAATCCAATTGGAGGTATCCAGCTTATATAAAACCTACCATTTTTATTTGGCATAAATATTACCTTGGTATCCTTAACACCTGCTTTCCATTGAAAGTTACCCTTTGTAACTAACGTACTAGAAGCCATAGACTCGTTGTGGTCTATCTGCTGGTAAATTTTAGTTAGATTAAATAAAGACTCCTTTGCCTCGTCTCTAAATGCGTGTTGTTCTGTACGAGGGAATTGTCTGTAAAATTCGTTCAATCCATCCTGGTCTTGCTTTAATCCATCAACTTCATTTTTCCAGTAGTCGATGACCCCTTTCTTAATAGGTGTTCCATACGGATCTTCAATTGCATTCTCTGGTGTGTCGAAGACAGGCATTCCATAAGAATCAATGTATCCTTCGTAATTCCATTCCATAGGTATGAACAAAGAATATAATCCAGAAGCAGTTTGTCCGTTACTGTTTCTTTTTTCGACATCTGATGCATAATATAATTTTTTAAAATTACTACCGCCTTTATCCAGTGCATTACTAGTTGAACCCATCATGCACTTACCAATAATCCTAGAACCTAATCTTAAGCAAGTTTTGGTTACCCTCCAGTTGTTTAATATATTATTAGGTCTTTCCCATTTACCGGACTCATCGTGTACTAATAGCTTTAGCTTTTCTCCATCATAAGAGTTATCGCCAGTGTTTTTCCAATCTATAGTAGAATCTAATCCTTTTATTTCTTCTAGCTTTTCGTTAATATCAAGCTTCCGTCTTGTAAGCTTTGATGCTGGTACTCTATATGCTAATTCCGTCTTAGGTCTATCCATACCGTCTTGTATGGGTTTAAAGAAAAACGGGTAGTTGATTGATATAGGAACAATCTTATCCGTAAACATTTTCTTTGCATCAGGCCCTGACTTTGATAATACGCCATACCTTGAATCGGTTGACATCGTAGCCAGGTTAACTGTTTCTCCTGATGACATAAATGAAAATCCACTACGCCTATTCTTTAGGTAACACATTCCAAAGCATCTAGTGTCAACCTTACACGCCTCCCAGAAAATATAGAATAATCTATTTGATTCTCTGAAGTCTGCATTTCCAACATCAATCTTTGACCATTGTAAATACATGTAGTGTGAGCCTGTAATATAAGTAGGCTTGTTTTTATTATAAAAGAAAAACCCTTTTTCCCTTCTTTCAAATTCCGTTTCAATGTAATCGTACCAGTCCTCCTTAAATTCCTCAGAGTATTCCTTCCAATCAAATATTGTTTTTATCCTGCTTAATTCTTTAGGGTATTCAATCTTACCCCATTTCTTATCTTTAAACTTATAAGTTTTTTCTTCGAGAGGTAAAGCTATTTTAAGATTTTGTATCTCATATATATCTCCAATCTTACCAGTTTTACTTATTATAACCATATCATGGTCTTCGTCATAACCGTGTTTCCAAGACTTGGCTCTATTTTTCTTTTTTAGGGTGGCAGGCTTTATGTAATTATCCAGTACCTTATATAATGTTTGTTCGTACATATTATTCGAACTTCGCTCTCCCTTCGGCAAATCCTTTAAAATTTTGTTGTTTTTTAGAATCACCTTTTTTATCAATGTCGTTTATCATTTGCTCTTCCTCTTGTATTCTATTAAGAATCTCAAAAGCATCAAATATAGCTAATTTTTTAGTAGCCGCTGCATTTTTTAATTTATCCGCTGTTAGGTCATCATCAGAATCTACGATAGGCTCTTTAGCCACCTTAATCAATTCCTCAACCGCTTTTTGTCCAGCTTGGATTATACTCTTTTTCGTTTCCTTTACGTTCATGTTTCGCAACAATATTAATTAATTTCATACAATATAATAATTCTCCGTCTATTACAAACTCAAATTCAGAGCTTGGCCTAAAAGAAATTAAATCACCTTTATAAACTCCTAGTTTATCTAATCCTTTGTTACCGTATTTTAATAAGCCCATAAGAGGCTTCTCCTTGCTTGTAATAAAAATATCATCGTTAGCTAAGGGTTTAACAAAACAGTAGTCTAAATGAGCTGTATTGACTCCGTACATGTATATCTGTTCCGGAGAGCAGGCATACATATTTTCTTTTATAAAACTTCTACTATTTTTTTCCTTACCTCTTATATCATAAAACCTCCTAAAGATATTGTGGTGAACGATAACTTTGTCTCCAATCTTTATGTTTGTTTTTATTGATAACGGCAAGGCAACTACCTCAGCAACTTTACTTATACTTTTAAATTCTTCTATTTTTGTATTTACTACAAGATCTACATCTCCAACTTTGACTGTGTTATTGTATCTTCCTTCTATAGGCTTTACAATAAAATCATTTACACTTTTCATTAATACTGTAAATCATATTCCACAGATATAGCCATGTTAGAATTAAACTTCTTCCAAGGCAATATTTCATCGTTCTTCTTTATGTAAATGTTATAAGAGTTATCTTTCTCATCTAGGAGAATATCAGATATTTCATGACCCCCGTACACTTGCTGTGA